GTCCCGGGCAGGCGCTCAAAAGAGCCCCCTGAAAAGTCGAAAATCTCAGCGGCTTCAGATGTAGTGAAAGAAACCGACAAAGACATTGGCTTGTATGTCACCATCGCCATCCCGTGGAGAAAAGGCTGTCCATTCACTGTGAATTTCAAGTGAAGGTCGCCCCGCATAAAGCGGAAGCCCCTAGTCTTTTCAAGAACTCTCTTCTGAGACATAAAAAGTTCCCACGGGTCGAAAACGATGCTATCCATGTGAGCTCCCACATTCCACACATGGGTGTAAATCAAGCGTGGTCTGGAGAACCAGCCCGAAAGCTGGTCACCTGGGATAGCAGATTGAAGGACTGTACTGTGATCCAATGGCCCTTCGATACCATCGGAGTACTTCGTTACGCTAATTCCAGCATCTGCTGTTGGCTCATGGTGGCTAGCGCTACCAACATGAGGAGTGTCTTCTGTTTCTTTTGAGTCGTTCATAATTTACAATATAGTACACTGTCCTGGGGAGTATAGTTGGCTGTAGGACATAGGCCAACACTCTGCAAAGTGACTACTGGAACCCAGCAACGCTGGCGCCCTCACGTGAGTAAAGGCGAGTCGTCTGGGATCCAGCCGAGGGAAGCCACCGAAGCTGCTCGCCGTAGCAAGCAAGGAACTTCTCCTCGAAAGTCATGAAATCACGCTCAATGGTGGAAGGGTCGAAGGACGTGTACTCAGCAGTGTTCTCAATGAGAAGCCTGCGGAATGCTTCGTACTCTTCTGGGCCACGACCAAACATCAATTGGAGGGCTGATTGGTTCCTCGATTTGATGTAGTCGCTGTCGTCAATTGAGCTGAGTTTCCGGACGCAAAGCATCCTGGAGATGGTCGCCAGTTCAATGGGAGAAAATAACATCCCAGTGTTGGCAATACCATACTTCTCAGGTTTGACGAACCCCCTCTTCAGAAAGGAGATCTGTTCTTCGGTCTGGAAGTCAAAATCTTCCCCAGTCTTCAGCGGATCAGTGAGGACAACACCATGTTCAGCAGCCAACTCCTTCAATCTCCTAAAAGTGAAGGTAGGGTCATTGGTGGACATGATGTTGTCATCCCCGTAGACACCCATGGAAATGTTCTCCATCTGCTTGCAGACGTACTCGAAATCCTTGGGGCCATCGCCGAAAGATGTAGGGTCGATGCCATCCCTCAACAAGCAATGCTTAAGGAAGCAGGTGCGTAAAATCAACCTGTTCGCAAAGCTGTTGATGTGGGTGGTCAGGACATTCCCAGATGCATTGAACCCTTCGAAGCAGTACAACCACCCGAAGAAATTGACCACCGGTGAGATCATATCAGTCCCGAGCTTCTCAGCCGTTACTGAATCTCCACCAAATGCAGCCAAAATCTGGGCAAAGGCACTGTAAGAAAGGTGCAAAATCGCCTGCGACACTGATTTAGTGTCGTAGCCGGAATGGTCACAGCCAAAGCGGAACTTATGCTCAAGGGAGCACTCGTGGACATGTGTCCAGTCCAACGAATCCGCGTTGCAACCCACCCAAGATTCAAAGTGATGCGGGAATGTTTGCATCATGTTGATGAGTGGTCCAAAGATCTTGCGAACAAAGCAAGTCAAGTCCATGGGGGAAGTGTAGATGATTCTCACCTTCCCGGCTTCGACCTTGGCCTCGCTAATCGGTTCGTCCTTCTCAATGGCTGTGAAGATACACCCAGAGGTTCCCTGGGTGTTCAGGCGCTCGCCAATGGCATCAAGCCTATCTGCGAGCTCCTGTGGCATTTCAATGGGGCCATCAACCCTAGTGCCCAACGGCTTGCCATCAAACTGGACCTTATCCTTAGATGTGTTCCAAGGATGCCCAGCTGAGGAGCTCATGTTGACTGGGTTGAGGAATGGAAGGGGCCGCTCAGGATGATCCTTCGCTACAGCGCATCCATTCATAACCTGATCATTG